TTGGAATCTTACCAAAGAACTTAGAAAGAAATGGTTTAGCACCTTTGAATGCAGGTGAGATAACTCCTGCTGCCTTACCAAATATCTTCGCAGCAAATCCACCAACCTTTGATGCACCTTTACTTAATAATCCTTTTCCTGCTTGAAATATTTTTCCTGCTCCTTTAGCTAAGTTTGGGAAAACTTTAGATATAACTTTACCAGCACCTTTAATAATATTCTTAGCAATTTTAAACGCATTTTTTATATTTCTTACAATTGCATCAAAAACTTTTTTCTTGAGTATCTTGAATATTAAAAATGAATTTATTAATGTTGTAAAGTTTTTAATGAAAGTTCTGAATTTTTCAGCACCCTCTTCACCAAAAATTTTACCAACCAATTTTTCTGCACCATCAACAAGTTTGTATCCAAAATCAACAAAACCTATTAGAGCATCAAGAATAAATCCAGCACCATCTATGAGAAAATTAAATACCTTTCCTGCTCCTTTAAGAACTCCAAGCAATCCCTTAAGTTTAGGAGCAAATTCTATTAGTTTCATTATAACAATGCCGTATATAAACTTCGTGATGAATCCAAATATACCACTCAACAATCCAACACCAGGAACTTTAAATCCACCACCACCATCATCTGGTTTCTTTGGTTCATCTGGTTTCTCTATATCAGATTCTTGTGCTGCACGTTTATCTCTCTCTGCGGCCTTTCTTTTTTTATTTTGTGCCTTCTCTTTTAATGTAAGACTATTTTGCATACTCTCGGCAATCGCAGATACAGCAACACTAATATCTTGAACGATTTTTATATTACCACTACCACCACCTGAACTAACAGGAGAGTCAGATCCTAAAGCAGTTACATTAATGGTCTGCCTTGACGCTGAAACATCTGCTCCTCCAGTATCTCCACCAACTTGTCTACCCATTAAATTAGAAGGATTTACTTTTGGTTTTTGTTCTCCTACCTTTTTTAAAGCACCACCTTTCCCTTTACCCTTTCCAGTGATAAAACTTTTTGCTTTCTCTTTAGCAAGTGATTTAGCACCCGCTTTTACTATGGCTCCTAATGGCATATCTTATCTCCTTATCCCTAATGTCAGTTCCTTTGCTCTACCACCAGGTGCAATGACATCAAATGCTGGTATTCTATCATCTGGGCCATCAGGCGGTGTAACATTATCTATTGATGGAGTTGGTGGAACTCCTCCAAGACCTTTGAGTGCTTTAAGTGCTTTCGATACTGGTGGTGTAACCCCCGCTTTTTTAGCTTGATTCACTGCAAATTTTATAAGACGAGCCTGTGGTGTTTTGGCAATTAAACCTCCAACTTTCTTAACTAAACCACCCAAAAAGTAATTTTGCACAGGAACTTGCCCACCACCTGCATATGACATATTGTTTGTCATACCACCCATCTTCAACCCACCTAACTTCATCATGGTTCCAACGGTTGAAGTTTTCATTTTCTTTTTCTTCGCTGGTTTTTGTTGTGAAGGTTTACCAACACCACCAGCAGCAGCATTCATTCCATATAAAGTATCAGCACCAACTTGATTCACCGCCTCTTTAGTCAACACAAATTCACCAGGTGTTAGCATCGCAGGAACGGTGTCTGTGTTTCCTTGGCCAGGAACCTCACCACCTTGATTCATCTTGGTTACGTTTTTATCTGGAACTATACCACCTTTATTCATCTTCTCTGCTTCTTCCTGTTGCTCTGGTGGTGGCGGTGGTGATTCTGTTTCTTCTTTTTCTATGGTTGCATCTTCTTTTGTTTCTTCACCTGTCAATCCTTTTTCTTCATTCTTAATTTTTTTATCTATATCTTTATTCAAACCAAATATTGATTTAACAAAATCTATTATCTTTGGAACAAATCCAAATGCTAATGCAATTGCTGCAATAAATGAAGGGATAGGCCCCATCAATGCTATGACTCCAGCAGCGATAACAGGCCAAAAATCTTTCAGGAACCTGAATATAGATTGTATCTTATCTTTATTATCGGGATTACCAAACCAGTCAAGTATCTTCATCAAAGCTGAACCGAGAAGGAATAACTTTATGAAATTAAATATCGATTCAAAGATTCCTTTTGCTGGTTCCAACACTTTTCCAAAAGTTCCAGCAACTTTATCATACATTTTCTTTCCACCCTCTAAGAGGTTTTCTTTCATACCTCTTTTCTTTTTCTCTCTTGCTTCTCTAGTATCATCAAGTTTTTCTTTTTCAATAGACTCCTGACTTGCAACAATACCTTTGATGATGTTTACATCATTAGATATCTTCATGAGTGCACTTGACATATCTCCACCACCATCAGCCTCTGCTGGAGGTAACGCAGCAGGTGCAGAGCCTGGTGATATGAAATTCATTGCATCTTTTTTCTTCTTCTCCTTCGCATCTATCTTTGCCTTTACATCATCATAAGATTCACCCTTCCTCCTCTTTGCTGCTCTTGATTCCCCACCACTCTTTGCTGCTTCTTTCTTACTCTTTGCGTGTCTATATCCTTTTACTGCATCTGCTAATGGTTCTAATCTAGGATCACTTGGATTTTGTATCTGAAGTTTATTAAACGATTCCTTTAACGCACGAATATAATCAGCATCGGATTCGATATCAACTGGATCGTATCCGAGACCTTCTAATATTTCTAGTGCACCAGGTGTTTTAGGCATTCTTCGATTGCTGTCGTTTAAGTTCCTCTTCTTCGAGATGCTGTTTTAATAATCCAACATAGATGTCTCGTTCCCAAGGCATCATGTTTTCAATCTCAGTTAATGAGTATTTATGGTATTGCATCAACGAAAAGTTTAACTTGTAGTAGCTAGCAAGATCCATATGGATCATTGCTACCCGAAAAAAGACGCTAAACCCTCAAGCACAACTTCACTTTCGACCTTTGTATTTGGATTCTTTACCTTTATAGTGTGTGATAATTTAGGCATTGATGTAAAGAACTCTTCAATCTTTTTAAATTGAGATGAGTTCATCGACTCAAGAAACTCTGTTATCTCCTTTCTTGTGCAATCTCCTGCTACCCACACTTCCTCATCAGTATATATTTTATCAATACAAGAAGCAATTAGTCTGAATGATTGTTCCATTGCATTTTCATCTTTGAAATCAAAATTGTTTTTAATAAACTCATCCAAAGAAGGATACTTAAGTTCCATCATCAAGTTTTTATCTAGTTGAACTTTGTTTGTATGACTCTCAGTTTTTTGAACCTTGATGTCATCTAAATCAATTTCAACTTTAACACTTGTCTTTTCATCATCAGGGCAGATTATATTGACATCGATTGTTTCTCCAACTGATTTTCCGCGAATGTTTAAAAACAAATATTCAATGTCAAATGTAGGTAGTGATTCTACTTTAATTCCTTTTGTTTGAACACAACTCTTAAGAACCGCTTTGATAGCTGTAGTGATTTGTTTTGTATCTTCAGTTTCTAAAGCAAGAACTAAAAGTTTTTCTTCTTTCACTAGAAAAGGTCTGTAATTTATTTCCTTTTCTAAAGATGGTAACACCATACTATACGTCGGTGTCGCAATTTTTGGTAAAGGCATGATATCCTATTATGCAATTCAGTATATTATATAGCAGGGTTAATTAGATAAAGATCTCTGAACAACTCCTCCTACAACATCACCCAGTAAATCTATTCCAGTTAATTTATCTACGGCAATATTAGCAAATTGACCAGCATAATATGCAAATGTTTCATCTAAGGCTCCTGAACGAGGTTTTGCACTATATCTTGTGTAAGAAAATGAAACGGTGCATTTTAATAAATCTGATGCATCATATGTAACAGGCATTGATGAGATTGCTCTTGGGAAAGCATCTATGAAAGTATATGTCAAAGGCCTTGTTCTACCTCTGACTGGATCTTGTGAAAACAAATTCTTTTCAAACTTAGTTATTTCTAAACCACCTTTATACTTAGCAGGAAACTTCATTCTATAATGAAATTCACCGCTATGTCTATCATTTGTATCATTTGTCATATATGACATCCAAGATTCAAAAAATCTAATTGGTAAATATTCTTTTGCATCACAATAGAATGTGAGGTCAATGGTCTCATCAAAAACTCTACGATGAGCATACTTCTCGGAAACTCCTGTAAAATCATTATCTAAGTTTGCTGTTGCCATTGATGAGCCTGGCAGTGTTGCCTCTGAACAGAACAGTTGTAATTTGTTTTTTCTCTCTACATCAAGACCTGGCGAAAATAAAACAGAAAGACCTTGTTTGCTAAGATAATCTGCAAACGAATCTCCCTGTTCATTTAATTGCTTTGGATCTTTTATTGTTACCTGATAAACCGACGTAAGTGCTGGTTCTAACAAGTCACTAACAATTTTATCTACCGTTATTCTCTGTGGTGGGATGGAAGCCATTTATAAATACATTTGACCTTATATATTATGTATGCAAGATAATGGCAGAAAGTATAAAAAGTCGCTATAAACCATCT